TCATCCTCTTGTAAAACTTCGTCTTGTTCGACTTCTTCTACCTCTTCTTGATGAACATTACCTTTTGAAGATTGTTGTCCGACAACATTTCTAGGGTCTTGTCCATTTTCGTAATTAGGAGCTTGGCCTGCGCCTTGTCCTGAAGGTAGTGTTCCGTCTTTAGAAGCTTTTCCAGAGGCCTCTTTTCCAATTGGAGAAGTCAATCCGCCTTCCTTATTGCCTTTACCACTTAGGTCTTGCATTTCAGGATTTGGGTTTGAATCTCCTTGTAGTGGAGGACTCATATCTCCTTGTGACTTATCTAAAGGACGATTTGCCGCGCCCTCCATAAGTTCTCTGATTTTGGATTCTACTCCCATTTTTTTCTCCCTTTCGGTTTATGTTAAAATAATTTATACTTTAATATAAAGATATAATTTATTTATATTTATTTAAGTTTTTAGATAGTTTTTACACATTTTTTATACTTTTTAGCACGTTATTTACGGCCCAGATACCTGCTGATGACTTTTGTGCTTCTTCTATATCTGAGTAACTATTACCCTGATATATTAAATGCGGACAAATAACATAAGCATTTATCTCACTATGCGACTCTGCGTAATGCACATCACACGGTGTAAGTATATCTGTAAGACTGTGTATATATCTATCAAATACTGTGTCCCTAAATATTACTCCGTGAACGCAATAAGTGTATTCACATCTATATACGTTCTCGTTTACTTTCTTGAGGTTTCTACCAAATAAATGGTTGCCCCCAAGGTATAACACGTCCCAATCGCTCGGGACTTGTTCGGTTGCTTTGTCAAACTCCTCAAGAAAGTTCTCCTTAACTGTAATGTCATCTTCTAAAAATAAGAAGTTATTCAGTTTTAGTTGCTTTGCATATTTAAAACAAAACATTTGAGATAGGGCGCAACCTATTGCACCTACCTTAACTCTATCTGAGATGATACTACCATCTCCAGCCGTTGATTTCCATTCAAGTCCATCAACATATTCTTGTAAACCTAGTTTACTTCCGTCTATGCCCGGCATACGTTCTACGTCTATCGGCCATGACTCAAAAATCTGTTTAGCGTTTTGCCATCTGTCTTTTCGTTTATCAAGATTAAGACAGATCGCTTTGTCAACGAAATGTTCAATTTGCATAATATAATTAGCTTATTATAATCTGTTAAGTCTTGTTAAAAAGTTTTCAAAAACCTTTAATTTAGCTTCCTCTAGTTCTCTTGAACTTGCTTTAGATATAGTTGTTTGTGCCTGTTCTACATCTCTTGCAGTCCAAACACCATCTACCATAACCCATTCTCTACTCTCCATTATGCCTTGAACAAAGGCATCTGGTGCTGATGGGTCAGCTACAATATCAGCAGCCGTTGCTAACATAAAGTCATCTTGGACTTCGTTAATCCCATCTTGTTCTTTAATTGAACCTAACCCTCTTGATGAGACGCCTAATGAAGCGCCTTCATCAATTAAAGTTTTAACAATGTTACCCATTGGCGTATTCAATATTTTTGCTTTACCAATGTAATTGTTTCCATCTTCTTTTAAAGATACAATCATGTGAGATACTCTATCAAGATTAACAGTTGGTCCGTCAGGATGTCCTAACTCACCGTATGCTCTGTTCTTGTTTACAGACTCGTCGATATACCTTTGAACTTCACGTTGCATTATCTCTCTTGGATAACGTCTTCCGTTTCTGTTAGTAATCTCAGACTGTAAAAAGACACCTTCAATAAAAGTAGACTTCTTTCCGTCTTTCTCTTCTTGTAAGTATTGAACGTCTTCTGTTATTTCTTTAATTAATTTCATGTTTCTATCCTAAGCTTCCACCATTATAGATACCACCGACTGTGTCTAGTGGTGCATCCTGGTGTTGTTGAGAACCGAATCCACTTACTTTGCCTAGCTCTAAAATTGCTACGGCGTCTCCGCCTGCGATTGCAATGTCTATATCAGATGTATTTTCTGAGTTTTCTACAAACCCATGCCATTCGGTAAATCCATTACCTGTAAGAACAGCTATCTGAACACTATTTCTGCTTATAGTTACACTTGCGCCTGAAGCACAAAACCAATGCATTGCTGAAATATTTACTGCAGGGCTACTAGCAGTTTCTGATGACTTTTTAATATCGACGTCTAAGTCTATAGCACCGCTATCACCACCTGTTCCGGCGGCTTTAACTACTGCTTGAACTTGTGTCAATTTTAAATTACTTTTACTAAAAGCCATAATAGTTCCTAATTAGTTGATTAATATTTTTTTACTTTTTTGTGGCTACCGTGTGAACCTTCTTCTAAAACTTCTACGTTTTCATCTGCAACGTAAACTGTCTCGATGCCATGCTCGAACATTACTTTATACCATTCAACGTTTCCGTCTGCATCTGGCTCAGCATGTTCTCCAAAAATAGGCGTTCCTTCGTTCCACTCTTTGTGCATAATTTTACTTGCACACATATGGTCGTCGTTTGGAAGAGCCCCTTTAGCAACACCGTCAACAGGTGCTTCAGTTAATAAGTCACCTTTGCCTTCTCTAAATTCTTTAAATGTTATCATTTTCTTCCTCTTCTTGTGGCTGCTCAGTTTCTTGCTCAGCCTCTGTTGATTCTAAATTTTCGACATCTGCTGCTGCTTCAGGTGATAATTCATCTGATACAGGCTCTTCTACTTCAACTGTTTCAGGTTCTAATGTGTCAGGTGCGTCGATGATTTGTTCTTCACCGTTCGCTAAACCCATTGCCACCATCTCAGGATTGTTAAAAATTGCCTGAGACATTTCCTGTTTTCTTTGATTCAACGCGTCTGATGCGTTGTCTCTCATTAAAGTATCAAAGTTTGATGCAACTTCTGCCCCATTACCTGCGGCTATGTCGTCCATCATTTGTTTAATAGTTTCAGTTCTATCCATTTTCTACTCCTTGTTCACCTTCTTGTGGTTGTCCCTCAGGATCACCACCGTCAACTGGACTGAATGGACTCCATTGATATTGTCTTTGTAATTGCGGTTCTAGCGCAATTTCATTTTCCATTTCATCAATCTCATCATCAGTCAGTCTTAGGATTTCCTTTTGGACATACCTCTTACTGAAAAGCGTTCCTATAAATGCGGATACGCCGTTTAATACTTCTATTCTACTTCTTAGGATTTCTTGATCCTTAGACTCTGTATAGTAAGCATCTGATGCAAACTCATAAAGTAAATCATCCTTCATGTGTTTCCAATCATCTTCTGTTATAACACCCTTTAAAAGTAATTGTGTTCGTAACAGATCGTCAAACATGACGCTAAATCTTTTTCTTAACTTAGAAATAAACTTAGTAAACTTTAATTCATCTCTATTTATTTCTGCTGCACGACCGAAATTTAATCCGCCTTGCTCTTGAAGTCTGGAAATTGGAACATTTAATGCTTGATATAATTTCTTTTGGAAGTATTCTACGTCTTCAATCTGTCCTAGATTTTGCCCAGCTGGCAAGGTATCTATTTGTGTTCCTGTTCCACCTTCTCTACGTGGGAGCCAAAAGTCCTCCAACATAGACATAAACTTTTTGTCGTCTCTTATTTCTCCTGTTGAAGCATCATAAACAAGTTTATTTCTATACCTGTCCATAATGTCTTTTAGGTATTGCTCTGCTTTAATTGCTGGCAAATTACCTACATCAACATAAAATATTCTTCGTTCCGGTGCTCTTGTTATTCTGTATATAACTACAGCATTTTCCATCATACGAAGTTGGTTTGCAGGTCTAATAGCTTTATGTAAGTAAGATAAAGGTATATTTTTATCTTGATCTATTAGCCCACTTGGAGCAAATACAATAGCATCCTTAGTTACTTTAAGTGCTTGCGATTGTTCGCCCGCTTTATATTGTCCTGGTTTTGAAGATAGTCCTTTATCGTTATATAAAAAGTATTCTTCTACCTTCTTAATGAAGTTAACCCCGCTCTGCGGATTCTTTTCCTTTTTAACTTCCCTAACTTTAGTAATCTTTCTAGGGTCTATGTATCTAATATCTTTAATACCGTCCCTAGGTTTTTCTGTGTCGATAACTTTGTGGAAAAATATTCTTCCATCAATATACCAACGTCTAAAATAGTCTTGAGCTCTTGATCTAAAATCTAAGAGCTCGACTATATTCTCAAATTCTTTGTGAATTTGTTTCTTGACAGCTGGACTCATTTCCAATCTATCAAGATTTAATTTTACGGGTTCTTCATCCTCGAGATTAGATATACTATCGTTACAGATATCCTCAATGGCTGAATCTACATCAGCGTGCATTGATATATCTCTATATCTTTTAATTAACTCTGCTTCGGACGATGCTACGCCTTCTAAATCTAAGTAGGTGCCGTAATAGCCACCTGCTCTAATACTTTCGACGGACCCATCGTCGGTTGGAGCCACAAACGATTTTTCCGTCTGTGGCTTCTCGGTCCGAGTTATGTTAAACCCAAAAATCTGCATAATTTATTACCTGCCTACTTAGTTAACGACTGTGTAAGCTTGATATTGAAATGTTACTGTAAACTCTTCAATGATATCGTTCTGAGCATATTGTAGTCCAATTTCAGACATCTGAATTGGAAACGCACCTTGTAACTGATATCTACCGCCTGGCAATACCTCGTCATTTCTGTCAAGATGTTCTACTTCTACATTAACTTGATAATCGCTAGGATTTAAAATACCTTCGTTATCTAGTTTTCCGTTCATGCCTTCCATCCAAGCTTCGAAAGGTCTTCTAAGTGAAAATCCAGTGTCATTAACTACTGTGATTGTCCACGGATCGAAGATTCTTTCTCCTGCTAACTTAACTTCCCTACCCCTATATTGTATAATGGCTGGGTTTACTGTTGAAGCTGGAAGTGCTGCTCCTGATACCAAAAGCGAATATGATGGGTCCACGTTACCAACGTAAGAAGGGAAAGCTAATTTTACCTTAAACTGATTGGGACGTGCTCCACCTGCGCCGAGTCTACCTTTAAATTGATCTATGTCCATTTGTTTCTCCTCAAATATTTATAAAGGTTAGCCACCAACTTCTTCAAAGCTTACGCCTGTTCTGGTTGCTATAAAGTTTAATTGAACAAAGTTAATAGACTTAGTTGGTTTTAAGAAAATGTCAGCTACAAAACTATTAGAATCAATTACTTGATCTGTGTTGTTGCTTTCATTACAAACCACTTTAAAGTCATATAAGCCTCTGCGCCCTTTTACATCTCTTAAGAAAGGTTCTATAATAGATGTAAATTGTGCTCTTGTGAACTCATCATTGAATTCAAACATTGAAAACTTAGCTGCTGTAGCAATCGCTTTTTCTAATACAATAAACAATCTTCTGACATTAATTCTGTCAAATGCTGAAGGTTTTTGTAACATAGTTTTATCACCAAATAATACAATACCTGCTCCTGGGAATCCTACTACTGGATTAACACCTGCTTGGTATAAAGTATCTCTTTCAGACTTCTTAGGGCTAAACGCTAATTTAATAGCATTTTTAATTTGGCCTCTATTGTAGCCTGCTGGTGAGAACCATGCATCTGCGGTTAAGTCTGTGTTTACACAAAGACCTGCTATGTCGCCGTTCAATGGAATCCATCTGAATACATCGTTATATCTATCATACATATATTTCCATCCTGAATCAAATACTGAATAAGATGTTGTTGTATATGTATTTCTGTCTGTTACTACGTCTGCTGCCTCTGAGCCAGCGTTATTAACAACGGCTGATTTTTGTGGTGAAATGAATACTAGACAGTCTTTTCTAACTGTTGCTACGTTATCTTGAATCCATTTACCAACGGTTTGTGAGTGTCCTGATGCCATTAATAATGATACATCAACTAACTCGTCGTTAGCAAATAAAGCATATCCGTTTTGTTTGTCACCGTCAGCAGGAGCTGCATCTGCACCGTTTGCTAAAGAAACAGTAGATTCGCTCGATGTATGAGCAGAAGTAAATGTTGTGCTCTGTTTTTGACCCCATGTTGAGTCTGATGCTGGGTGGTCTGTCCACCAAATATACTCGGATTGTGTGTTGATTACGTTTTTGTAATAATTCGAAGCGCCAACGCTATCAACAGCGTCAGATGCTTTTGAAACACCTTCGAATTTTTCTAGTATTGTTCCAGCAGTTCCTGTGAAATCCCCATCTTCGTCAATGACGATAATGTGAAGTTCATCTACAGAACCACCTTGTGCGGATGCTGATGTTGTTACACTTGGTGCATATCCAAAGTTATCTTTGTATGCCCATGTGGCGTAGTCTGAGCTATCTGCGAAAGAAACTAAAAGTGAATTACCTAAAGTTCCTGCCCATTTAGCTGCCCACATACCATTAGAACCGCTTCCATCTGAATGATTATTGTCATAATCATCATCGTTTGTTATTAATACACCTGCAGTTGCACCAGCGTTTAGTGCGGAGCTTTGATCTACTACTCTTACTACCTGTAGAGCAGAACCATATGCCAAGAATGAAGCCGCTGTCATAAAGTCTACAGCAGTATCATTGTCGGGGACTCCAAATACTTTTTTGAGATTATTCTCTGAATCTATTTCTCGGATCTCGCCTACAGGGCCCCATTTGAAGTAACCTGCGATGCCGCCTCTAGTAGAAGCAACTGCAGGAACTACGGTAGTCAGGTCCTTTTCAGTAACGAGAACTCCTGGTGATAGCTGAAAAGCCATATTTATCTCCTCGGTTTATTAAAATGAATGACACAAGTTATGTTTCATTCTGTTATTTATAAAAATAAAAATTTATGTTTTTAATAGGTAGACAGATCGCGCATTTTTCGCGTTATATCCTTCCTATTTTTGTCATATTCATCGTCTAATATCCAATAATCACCATCTGCAACCCACGTTTCAGTGGTATCATTAGAACGCCTATGTAAAAAGGGCGTTAATGTATTATTTATACTTTCTGCTTTCTTGTTATATAACTGCTCTCTTGTTGCAACATCTGTTAGTTCCTTAAAGAAAGCTTGTGTTGAAAGCCAGCCAAACAATACATTACACATCATCAAGTCATCGTGATATCCTTCATCAGCTTGATATGTGTTACCTTTTTCTGTAAACGTCGACATCTCTTGTATTGTGTCTGCGTCAAAACATAATAATTTCTGTTCTTCTATCAATGATTTAAAGTTAAAACAGCCTTGCTTTTTAACTGCTCTCGAAGTATTAACACCCAGTCTTGTGCTTCTGCCGAAACCCGGTGAAATATACTGTCGTTGTTTTTCTGTAACTGTGCTAAATATGTTGTCGTATTCTATTTCTTCGTGTAATATGTCTACTACTTGTTGTCCTAAATCGTTTGTTTCTAATAATAAGAATGCTGTGTTGTAATCGTTTCCTACTTTTGATATTACATTAGGAAATAATAGTGGTGGCATTTTGTTATGTCTATACTTAGCTACTATTTTATAAGGCATTTCTGTTATATCATATACAATAAATGCGCTATAGTCTCCACCTATACCTCTTGATGTGTCTATTGTTATAGCATAGTAATTATCTTCTTTAGGATTTTCGTATATATCTAAGCCATCATTACTGTATATAGGGTCTACACTAGACATCATACCTATTGTTTTAGCACTAATTAATGTATTAGATGAACCTAAGAATTCACATAAAACCTCTTGGTTATATTTTAATTCTCCAAGTAAGTCTAATTGTGATTGTGCCCACTTTTCATCTCTTCCTGGAATTTCTGAATAATGAATAAAGTGATTTACAAATCCATTAACTCCTTTTTCAGACTCATTCCAAAACTTCCAAAAGTGATTATATCCTAGTGGCGTAGATGTAAGTAGAATTTTTGTAGTTTCACCAGCAGAAATTGTCGGATATACTGATGCGAAAAATTCATCTGCTACATTGTTTGGAATAATAGCAGCCTCATCAATATATAGCCAGTTTACAGATTTACCCCTAATGGCAGATGTTGTAGTAGCAGAAGAAAATACCTTACTATTATTTTCTAATTCTACGTCACCTTTG